AACCTTTTCTTCCGCCCCGGAATGATCCGGCTCGCCAGTATTCCGCCTCACCGCCTCCGACAATATTCTCGACCCAGCGGAAGGAATCGAGGTTCTGGACAACGGTATATCTTGTTGTCGGATGGGCGAATTCCTCCCCCGTATCGGATCGCATAATCGAGACAAAGCGCCGCGATCTGGTGAATGTCATTTCATCGCCATTTTGACGTTCCGCATAGCTTGCGTTCTTTTCGATCTGCCAGTCCAGGTCGGCAAGCCTCAAGGCTTCCTCGACCGAGCGGGCTTTTGAGATATCTTTTCCGATCTTTATATCCGGCATAATGCCTCCTTTTTTAATTGTGTTTCTCACATGTAAACATCAGGCAATTGACGCAGGGAGGAATGCTTCCCGCATTTGCCACCTTCTCCCCGTCCTCCTTTTCGTATTCCACTGTCCCTTCCACCTCGTCCCAGATTTGTTCTGCTATATCCACGGGAGTCCGGTTTACATATTTTGTGTACCGATTACCATGCTCATCTAAGGTGAAGCTATTCCAAAGATCAATTACATCCTCCAGAAGCCTGTCAGACCCCCTCTGCTGTACTGTTTCAGCGGGTTCGTTTGTCCATTCATGCAAGATCATGTTTCCTCTCCTTTTTTGTTTCGCGATTGCTCAGACAATCGCATCCGTTGGGATGTGGGGGATTCGCGTCCCCCACCGCTCTGAGCCTAACCCCTTATCAATTCAGATTGAGCGAGAAGATTTAATAATTCTTCAGCCTGATCCGGTGTTAAAAATATATGCAGATCCCGATTAAAACCGATAGAAACCGTTTTACATCCAGTCAAATTCTGGACGCTGATTTCAAGATCCTCATCATGAATAAAATGAATATGCGCTTGTTTATGCTCGGTCTCGGTAGTTATTCGTACCATTTTTTTCTCCTTTTTTTTGACACTTAATTGGACCTAAAAACTTAGTTTGTATGCTTATGAAAGCCATGTCTTTTCTCCTTTTTGTTTCCAGACTTGCCACTGGATTTGTGGGTTACGTCCCCACCGAAGTGGGGATGGCTCACCTATTGTTTGATACTTATTTATAATCCGACTTTTTTCTCTAACTCAATTTCCCTGAGAACCTCTTGATTGAGATCGTGGGTGTAATTAACTGGAACGCTAATATCAGAGTTCATATGGTTGAAACATAAATCCCTACCGTTTTGATCGTTGCTGTAAAACAAGGCTGGGTTAAAGCAGTTAATTATGTTTCCACTAAAATCTCTTAATTGCCCCACACACTTGTCAGGGGATTCTGTTTTCACAAATTCCCACCAGTCATCCGGTTCTGTATCGATACGGTAATCATCAAATTCAACCGTGGCATCTTTTCCGTAGATATCCTCATCGGGTATAGCCTCGATTTCATATCGCATTAATCTATTGTTCATGGTCAGGAATCCAAGAGGTTGCCCATCTCTGAGAACTGTTGGTTCCATCCAATTTCCCATGCCGACCATCCAGAAACTTCTCCATTGTTTTATGCGTTCCAGAAGCTCATCATAAGAGTCCACCGAGATCATCTCCGGATCGGTTATCGGAGCATATTGTGCGAAATCGGGGTTTCCGCTTGTTGTCAAAACTGTTGTCCATTTCATTGCATTTATCTCCCTTTTTTGTTTTCCTTTAAAGTGTGCAATCTTCAATTTTTTTTGTGAAAGCCTTGTCAATATCCTTGAAATCCATGATTCGTATATCGTAGCAATCTTCGGCTAAAATCCAAGTCGTCATTTCTATCTGGTTGAAATAATCAGCCCAAGTTCCGATTGCCTTCACATATAATCCTTCGCCTTCTTCGCCATCTGTATCCCTATAGAGAATCCCATCAATGTCCTTACCTTGTCCCCATACGTCATATTGAACATACTTTGCTGTTTCCATATCTCTCTCCCTTTTTTGTTTTGGTATCCCTGACTCCCTTGCGGGAGTTTCGTCCTTCGTGGACTCTTCAGAGGGAGGTGGAAACCAGAGGCTCGACGAATCGGGCTACTGGCTTTCCCGTCTTGGCGACCTCTGCCGCCTCCTTCTCGGAGGTGCAGATAATCGTCTGGGTCAATCCTGGTCCCCAGGTTACCGCCCAGGAGAAGCCTCCGAAGCGATTGAGGAACCTTGTTGTTGTTGTCATTTTGATCTCCCTTTTTTGCTATTTAATTGTCCCGACATGAGAATAATATAATAAAGTATAGGGGATTGGAATAGTTTATATACCTTATTTTGGCTATTTTCGGACGAATATCAGCAATATGGGCATATTCCGGGTTTTAAGGTGGTTTGAAGGCGTAATATTTATAATGTCTTAATCCCAGACCCCAAAAACCCCCTTTAGGGGTTTTGGGGGTCTTCTTAACATAATGATCGTAATGCATAATGCATAATGCGGAATCTGATACACTTCCGACATGGAAACAATATCGATTGAACTGCCCGGGATACCAGGTTCTTTAACCAAGAACGGAAGGCGGCGATCCCACTGGTCTACTCAACAGAAAGCCACTAAGCAATTACTGGAAGATTCTATCTTCCTCATCCGCTATGCGATCCAGGAAGAATCTCCGCCATCAGAACCGTGGACAAAAGCGAAAATCCATATTCATCAGAAGTGGTCTAATAATCCCCTGGACTATGAAGGTCTCGCGTCCGGCGCGGCGCCGATCGTTGACGCGTTCACCCATGTCGGGATCATAGAGGATGATTCCCCGCGGTATATATGTTCCTATACCATGTCAGAGGAAAAAGTCCCGAAACAAGCCCAGAGGGCTATTGTCGTGACGGTATCCAGAGCATGACGTGTCTGCACTACTGGGTCTGTGAAATGCCCAATGGTCCCGATACCAGGGCAACGTGTAAGAGATGCAAAAGGAAAACCGTTTTCAATAACGATGAAAGCAAGCTGAAAAGATGGCGTAGGAATCCCAACAATGGGAGCGTTACCGAGATTTATGACATAATCGTGGGAAGTGGTGGGTATTATAAATAGCGGTATTAGTAATAACACATGATGCAGACGTAGGAATTTAAATAAATGAAATGGCGATGGACTGCTCTAATCGTATATTTAACAATATGTGTCTACGATTTCATGATAGTCCCCATCTATTACGGGGTTGCAAGGGTGGGGTTAGACTTAACTGATTACATGAGTCATTTACAGGAAATCGACGATCCATTAGTACAGATGGAATATTTAAAGAAACTGGTATCCCAGCATGAACCTTTCACATTGAAGGGGGGCGGGTTATTCCACTTATCCTTTGGCGCTATCTTGACGGGAAGTAGCGTGATGGGCAAGAAAGATTAGATTGTGAAAATCTCAACACTCACCGAGAGATGCGCTATGCACAAACAACACAAGATATCAATATATGTGGATATTACGGATGCCCAGAGGGACATGGTTGAGGGGGCTTTAAATGGATTCCTCAATACCTGGGACCAAAAATATTTTATTAAATCGGTACGGGAAAACCAGCCCGGGTGATCCGGTAAACATAAAGAGGTTATTATGAAAGTACGAGACAGGATCAAGGAATTACGGCGGGTTCCGGCATCGGAATTAATACCGAATCCCAAGAACTGGAGAACCCATCCTATCGCCCAGCAAGACGCCCTCAAAGGTGTTCTTGCTGAGGTTGGTTATGCCGACGCATTAATCGCCAGGGAGACCCCGGAGGGGCTGATGCTGGTGGATGGGCATCTGCGGGCGGAAACCACGCCGGATGCAGAGGTGCCAGTCCTGGTACTTGATATCAATGAAGCCGAGGCAGATCTGATGTTAGCAACCCTCGATCCCCTGGCGGCAATGGCGGGGCGGGACGAGGGACTGTTGGATGATTTATTATCGACGGTCTCGTCTGACAACGATACGGTAAATGCCCTCCTCCAGACTCTGGCGAACGGGTACGAACCGTTGACGTTAATAGAGCCGCAACCTCCAGATGAGGGATTTGACGTTGATGATGCCCTGGAGGATGTAGAGGCGGGCGATTACGAGCCGATGGTACAAAGGGGCGAGGTATGGAGTCTAGGGGAACACCGCCTGATGTGCGGCGACGCCACATCAGAGGACGATGTGCTTGTTCTTTTGGGTGGGAACATTCCTAACCTTATGATTACTGACCCACCCTATGGCGTATCTTATGAGCCAGAATGGAGGGCTGAATGGAGAGATGCCAGTGGGGGGCGTTTGGGAAAGGTTACGGGCGACCATAAAGCTGATTGGTCGGATGCGTGGAATTTGTTTTCTGGTGATGTAGTGTATTGCTGGTCTGCGGCTGGTGCAGACTGTATTGTGTCGGGTCTGGCTCTTCAGTCTGCGGGCTTTGAGATTCGGGCATCTGTCATGTGGCGTAAGCCCCACTTTCCTATTTCAAGGGGGCATTATACCTTTCAACATGAACCGTGTTGGTATGCGGTCAGGAAGGGGCGACAGGCGGGATGGATTGGTCCTGCAAACGCCTCGACGGTATGGGATATAACATTAGACAAGAATGTCTCGCCCGACGCTCCAGACGGTGGACACAGTACGCAAAAGCCGCTGGAGTGTATGGAGCGTCCTATGTCCTATCACGACGGAGATGTATATGACCCTTTCGTTGGTTCTGGAACGACCATTATTGCCGCCGAGCGTCTGGGTCGTCGGTGCTATGCGATGGAGATTGAACCACGATACTGCGACGTCGCGATCAAGCGGTGGGAAGATTACACGGGACAGAAGGCGGTGAAGGTTTAATATTATGCCAAGACAAAACGGTGACGCGATTGCCCGAACCCAGCGCAGAATGCGCGTCCTCCAGGCGAAGGTTGCCGGGGCATCCGTGCGGCAGATCGCAGAACAGGAGAACCTGTCAGTTGCCCAGATCCAGAAGGATGTCCAGCGATCCCTGGGGGAACTCGCAAGGGAACATGTCGGACATGCTGATACGCTACGGGCAATGCAGATGGAGAGATACAACCAGCTACTCCTCCGGTGGTATCAGCCCGCGTTGAATCAAGATCCTGACGCGACAAATATAGTGCTGAAGATCATGGATAAAATCTCCCAGATCAACGGCATCATTCCGGATAAATCCACGATCCAGATCCAGCAAAATTCCTTCAATGTGAACGATACCCCTGTAACCTTTGTAATAGAGAATGCCAATGCAACAGACAACAATCCGATACCAGCGCCCGAACCTGTACTCGAAGCAGGAGCGGGCGATCTTCAGTCCTAAGAGATACGCGGTAATCGAGGGCGCAACCAAGTCCGGAAAGACTGTCGCCTGTCTCAGCTGGATTATTGAACAGGCAATCCGCGGCAGAGCCGGGCAACAGTACTGGTGGATCGCTCCTGTTTATCCCCAGGCAAGGATCGCATTCCGGCGCCTTCGCAGGGGTCTCTCACAAGACCTGTATACTGCCAATGAGTCCGAGCTGACTGTCAGGCTCGTTAACGGTTCGACGGTGGCTTTTAAATCCGGGGAGAAACCCGACAACCTGTACGGTGAGGATGTTTATGCGGCGGTGATCGATGAGGCTTCGAGATTAAGGGAAGAAGCCTGGCATGCCGTGCGCTCGACCATGACCGCCACCAGGGGACCTATCAGGATTATCGGGAACGTGAAGGGACGCAAGAACTGGGCTTATATCCTGGCACGCCGGGCGGAGACCGGGGAGCGGGGATGGCATTATGCAAAGCTGACCGCATTTGATGCCGCTGATGCCGGGGTAATCGAGACCAGTGAGATCGAACAGGCTCGCTCCATGCTACCTGAGAGCGTATTCAAGGAGTTATATCTTGCAGAACCCAGCGACGACGGGGGAAATCCTTTCGGGATGCAGGCGATCCGGGACTGTATTGCCCCGCTTTCCCGACAGTCTCCGGTATTATTCGGTGTTGACCTTGCCAAGAGCGTGGATTATACGGTCTCGATCGGGCTGGACGCGGAGGGTCGTGTTGCGTCCTTTGACAGGTTCCAGGAACCATGGGAGGAAACCTGCCGCCGCCTTGCGACAAGTATTGGATATACCCCTGCGCTGGTTGACTCTACCGGGGTCGGAGATCCCATCGTCGAGAGATTACAGCGGGAACTTCCAAACGTTATGGGCTTCAATTTCTCATCATCCTCCAAGCAGAAACTGATGGAAGGTCTGGCTCTTGCAATCCAGACTCAGGATATCTATTACCCGGATGGTCCGATCGTTACGGAACTCGAGGCGTTTTCCTATGAATACACAAGAACCGGGGTGAGGTATTCGGCGCCGGGGGGACTGCATGATGACTGTGTTATGGCTCTGGGTCTTGCCGTCCATGCCAGGACTAATGTCGCAGGGGTGGGAGTATGGTGATGCATCATATTGTTAGCCTTTCCGGTGGGAGCGCCTCTGCGGTGGCGGCAGATCGGGTTATTAATAGATATGGCGCAGAGAATGTGACCCTATGGTTTGCGGAAACTCTATGGGAAGATGATGATTTATATCGATTTCTTGAAGATCTGGAAAACAAATGGGATAAAAAGATTATCCGATTTGTTGATGGGAGAACTCCCTTACAGGTATCAGAAGACCAGAAGTTAATTCCCAGTTCTTATGCCGCACCATGTAGCTATTATCTTAAACAACTTCCATTTAGGAAATTCCTACAAAAGCATGCCAAGCCAGTGACGGTCTACCTTGGACTCGATTTCACCGAAGAACACCGTCACGCTAAACCAAAAGAAATATATGAATCTATTGAAGGAGTATCAGTAGATTTCCCATTAATGTGGGAACCACTACCTTATATGGGATACACAAAGACAATCGAGGAATGGGGGATTGAAATACCTCGCTTATACAAGATGGGATTTCCTCACAATAATTGTGGAGGAAGGTGCGTAAGACAAGGGGCGTCTGAATGGATACGCTTGCTAAAGCATTTCCCAGAAAGATTCCAAGAGGTCAAAGAGTGGGAAAAATCCAATCAAACCCCTGGCTCTCCAAGAGAAAACAGGACAATAATAACCATGACAAAAAAAGGTATAAAGTCCCCGTTGTTATTAGGTGATCTTGAGAAACAAAACAAAACAACTCAAGCAGATATGTTCACTTACCAAGGTGATTCGTATGGATGTTTCTGTGAATACTAAAATGGAAACAAAAGAACTCCGCTGTTCGGACTGCGGGAAACTCCTGGCTGAGAAGGCAGGGAAGGGAACCGTGATCGTCTGCAACAGATGCGGAACAAAGAATGAGGTGGCTTGATAATGCAGATTGACCTGACCCCTCACGAGATGCTGATCGCCATAACAGCGATCAAGCGCTACTGGGTAATGGAGGATACGGCAGAGGCTACGGCGTCCAAGCTGGATGACGCATTGAAATTCATGCACCGATCCTGTCCCGGCGGATGCGGTAATGCGGTTTATGATGATCCTTCCATTGCAGGGAAAAAGTATTGCGGACTGCCGGAATGTGAAAAGGGTGATGGGATTAACTTTCCGGAATATAAAGGACAGTACGCGGATGACCGTATGAGATTCCAGAACCGGTTTCTGAAAATTAAACAATTATGTGAGGACCATCCCGAATACTCACTTGTGAGAATTGGGGACTTTTGCAATCTGAGCGGCTCCAGGGTCAGCCAGATAATCAAGAAATATAACAAATTGAATCCGCTCAATCCGATCATTTATACAGATAGCCGATATAAAAAGAAAGATGAGCTACGAGGAAGGCACCGAGCATGACCTATGAGCCGGGTACAGAGAAGATAGAACACAGACTAGCAATGGAGTGTTCATCATCTGAGTGTCAATGTTCATGCCATCTGTGTGCAATGTGCCAGGAGCCGTTAATGCGAAAGTATACGCCAGCACCAGGAGCCGCCGCCCTCCAGTATTGTGAAAGCTGTAATTATCGTGTTTCCCGTACTGTCCGGATGTATCGAGTCGACCAGAACGATACATATATGGGCGGATTAAATGATGAATGCACAAAGGCTCCCTGAGGTTACATTCAGGTTACATTCAGGTTACATTCAGGTTGAAGCAGAGACAATCAAGCAGTAAATATGAGCGGGCATTGATGTTGTCCTGTTAAAATATCTCCGTCTGTGGTATCGGATTGGATTGACGCGCTTTATAAAAATCTGTATTTTAAATAACAGGGTAAATCCCTCCAATGTGGTCTCGCCATGTACCCGAAAGGCAACGGGGGAATATGGCGATCTGGAACATGTTCACAAAAGCAACTGACGCGGAGGTTTCCGCATCGGTTCCGCTCGTCAATGATCTTTCGCAGGTCCAGTATCCAACCGATAACTATGAGAACTTCGCATCCCAGGGATACGGTAAGAATGAAATCGTCTATGCGTGTATCCGGGAACTCGCTGATGGTGCCGCGTCCCCCCGGTATTACGTCGGGATGGACGGACCGGATGGCGGCATTGAGGAAATCGAAGACAGTCCCCTTGCGGCAATCATAAAACAACCGAACCAGAATGATGATTTTTATCAATTCATTGAAAGAATAGTCACGTTTCTCCAAGTTTCCGGAAACGTTTATATCCTGAAAGAACGGGATAGAACAAACCAGGTAGTCAAGCTCTGGCTTTTGCGTCCGGATCGGGTCTCAATTGTCCCGCAGGACCGCGGGCAGAACGGTTATGTTTATTCAATAGACAGCAAGGAATATACACTGGCACCGGAGGATATATCCCACCTTGCGCTTCCGAATCCTTCCGGGGATGTTTACGGATTATCGCCCCTTCATATTCTCGCGAGGACTGTTAACCTCGATCTGAATATGGGCGATTTCGCCAAGATGTATTTTCAGAATGCCGGGGTTCCTTCCGGGTTGCTGAAGATCAAGCGCCGGCTGACCTCCCAGGACGAAGCCGAGAGGATCAGGGCGCGATGGCGTTCAACCTTTGGCGGCTCAAACAATATGCACAAGGTCGCTGTCCTGGATGACGACGCCGAGTATCAGCAGATGGCATCCTCTCCCAAAGATATGGCATTAACAGAAATGCACTATATGACTGAATCGAGGATCTGCGCCGTGTTCGGTGTTCCCCCGATTCTGATCTCAGCGAATGTGGGTCTGGCAAGGTCTACCTTTGCCAACTACCGGGAGGCGCGTTTCAGCTTCCATTCGGAGACCCTGGAACCCTTGATCAAGAGAATCATCCGATTCCTCAACAGATGTCTGGAATATGAATTTCCAGACAGCGGTTCAGTATATGCCGACATGGCGGAGATGCGGGCATTCCTCGACGATTCGGATTCCCAGAGTGCCAGGGCGGCGAGCCTGTTTGGTGCCGGGATCATAACCCTCAACGAAGCGCGGGAACTCGTGGGGGCTGACGCGATAGACGACGGGGATCTCCGCAGAATTCCCAGCAATATAATCGAGTCCGGTGATATGGAAGCCCTACCGGCTCCCGCTCCACAGTTGCCCGCCCCGGTGGACGATGAGGAATCGGCAATTCTGGGCGTATCCAAAGCCCCGCGGGTCGCTCCAAGAGCCGCCCAGTTGCGGAGGGCGCTTCTGAAGGATCGGGAAAGCCTCACGGATCGGCTCGAATCTGATGTTGAGCGATATTTTAAACGAATCAAAAGCCGTGTTGACGGGATTGTTGGAAGATACCTGGAAAGAAATACTGACGAGCAGAAGGATTTCCCTGTTTCATTCTCGAATCTTTTGCCGGATGATGCGGAAAACAACCTTGCAGAGATCCTGTATCGGAATTTCATCCGTACTACTAAGTCGACATATTCCCAGATAAACGAATCCGGCATGGCTGGAGTCCTGGAATGGTCTGAGAAACTCCCTTCGGTTGCCGCGATAACAAGCGGGGCATCCGCCAGGGCGAAGATGATTCACAACACAACCAACAAAGCATTTCAGAAAGTTGTCGGAGTTGCCCTCGAGAGGGGATATTCCATTGAGCAATTAGCCCGGGGAGTTCCGGCTGACAAGTTCCCCGGAATCAAGAGTCTCGCAAATGAAACAATTAAACGGTCGCGTCTTATTGCCCGTACTGAGATTATGAGAACGCAAAACCTGTCATCCATCTCCCATTACAAGGAACAGGGTTTCGAGTATATGCGGGCTGATGATGTAGACGGA